GGGTGATCGCGTTTTACCGCGTCTTATTACAATTATTATTATTATTATTATCAATATTGTTTAGTTATCTAAATATAGTTAAAATGACACCTAAGTGTACGGTGTCGTCAGATTAGAAAAGTACACATAAGGATTATTCGCTACTGCCGGAAAAGTGGTAGCCGAGTTGGAATCTGGAGTGACGTATGTAGTTGTGCTAGTCAATCGCTGAATTACAGGTGCAATCACCTGGAATCCAAAACGAGTCTCGTCTGTGAATGCGTAATATAAAGTCCACTTGACGACGGCTCCTTCACTGCCTGCGAAACTAAATACCAATTGTCCAAGGTCCGAAGACGCTAGAACAGTGGCATCAGGATTTCTCCCGCTAAACATCTTTTCAGTACCGCCTATGAATTTAAGAATAGTGGTGTTTGGAACCACAAACTCAAACTCAGAGACCAAACCATCTTCAGCTACTTGCCAAACCGTCGGCCATTCTGACAAAGGCAAAGGAAACCTATTTGTATACTCGCTCCAACCTAAATTAGAGTTATTAACAGTAGTTCGTGATACGTATCCAGTCACTCCAGGCACGGATAATATATTAGGCGCTACAAACAACACACTCTTAAGATCGCCAGTGGCAACCTTCAACTTAAACTTAATTCCCGGATTTTTCCCATAAAACATAGCTGGTAACATACCATTAGACCCACGCGGATAAGAATCCCAAGCCTCCGCTATCATCGCTGACAACGGAATAACGGCTTTGGTCTCTCCACTTGCAGGAATGGTAGTTGATCCATCTAGGCCTTGTTGAAAACGCCTAATCAACGGTCTAATGTCGGTTAGAGGTACCAAACGAGAACAGTCTAAGTCTTCATCAATCATTGAGTGTTGTAACAAATTCTTTTGCGTACTAGGCCTATTCATTACCGCCGCGGACTCACCGGTCGATATATTACTAAGTGTTCCTAACTCTTTAGAGTATCCATAGAACTGGAAGTTATCGCCACACGACATATATACATTAAACTCCACACTAAGTGGAGCAGCATCTCCGCCAACCAACGGTTGAGCGAGATATATGTAATACATTCCATGGAACTGAGCTTCCGTATCTTTATCTCTACTACAGTATGTCAAACGATTCCTACACAAATAGGGTAACTGAGAAATCAATGTTTGATTTCCAGCACTATATTCCAACAAATCCGAGGGACAATTCTGAATGGAGGCCATCGTCGGGTAATTGGCCACAATACTAGAGGGAGGGGCATAATACTTGAGTACTTTCAACTTCAGCGAATGTTTATTAGACATCGCAGATTGAATATGCAACTTCAAGTCTCCTTTCCACGCTCTAGTGCAGTGGTGCAATAGCTCAATATTATTGGCTATGTATTGACCCGACTGCGTACCGCCTTGATAAGGCGATATAGGCCCACACCACAGTAATGTGCCTGTATTCGTCGTACTAGTTACTTGAAAAGTTCCTAAATATTGAGGTTTGCTAATTATAGACTTAATTAGCATCTCATCTTGACTACTATGAAATATAGGTTCCTGCATTACTCTATCTACACTACTATACGGATCTAATTTTTCCATACAGGTTCCTGAATCTACATTGTTGGCGTAATTTCTAAATGACATAACCTGCTTGGTGTCAAGTTTAGCTATATTTGGATTATGTAATCCCGTGAGATTCCGCACCGCTGACCTCATTGCGTCTATCGCGTCAGTTGCGGTCCGTTTACCGAGGTCGAAAACTGAATCTGTGGCTTTTGAAGCCACAGCCCATAAGCTTTCTCCTTCTGCTGTAGGTGCAACAGTCACTAGAGTCGGCACTCTAGGACTGGGCACATACAAATCAAACTCTTTAAAAAATGCTTCATAAACGACATTCAGAGATGTCGTAGCTCCTGTAGCAGGGACGAGTGGGTTTAAAACATAGACACTCAAAACTGCCGTGCTGCTATTCGGTGACACTACGTCAGCAGTCGGATTAATACCTCCAGCTGGCGATGGGTCCAAAACTCCATAATCTGTGTTTTGGTACCAAGGCACTTCCAAACAAACACTAGAAGCCTCATTAGCTGAAAGAAACGCATGTGGTCCGCTCAATATAGTATTGATTAGGCCACCTCGAGCGCTGGTATAGGCTGCGCCGCCAGAATTAGGCGGCAAAATCCCTACCAGCAGCGTCCCTTGATGACTAATGGTTCCCGTTAAAGAAACATTAATACAGAGTTTCATCCGGTAATAGGCCGCCACTCTACACAAATTCGTCAATGAAGAAGTTGCGCGGAATATATCACGGGGTAACAGGGTCACAGGCGTTGAGAGTATACTAAATCGTGGTGCTGTAGCTGCCCAACTTGAATTCCCTAACATAAATGGTCGGGCTATCCAAGGTCTTATATCTATCTTGTATTCTGGCTTCATATAGTCAGAGGGCAAGAATGAATGATCGGGCATTTGAGCAGCGATTTCGCGCGTCTGTACTGAAGATCCACTACTGTCTATTTGAACTTCGGCAAACAGTGTATTTCCTGGTGACTCCTGTACTAAACTATTTTCCTTATCACTATTATTAAAATTTTGTTGTGGGGTTGTTGTATTCAATTGATTATTATTTTCCATGGTAATCCTATAATTCGAGCGATATTACCATACGCTCAAATGTTGTTCCTAATAAGATCTGAGGCCTTCGCTTCGCATGGCTGCGAATTAGAACGAATCTCCTCAGAAATTCTTGTCAAAATCACGCTTATAAAGTTCATAAGCGTAATCTGGTGACTCAGTGAATAAACTATACATGTAACTCTTGGGTAGTCTAACATATTTATATCCTATTCTATCCATATACTTACATAGTTTATTCACACACTCCTCTCCTGCATCTCCATGCAGGTACATCTCTCGCTGATAGGCATGTAACTTCCCTTCCATTACTATCCGGGTGTCCTTCCTACCATTCACCCATAGGATGGTATTCCTTAGGGTGTCTACAGCTAAGGGTCCTACGACCTTGCCTAGCTCATTGTGGTATCTAAAGCCACGTTTCAAGAAAACTAATTCTTTAAGCGGCTTATGGGCGCTAAGTATTTCTCCTTTGTCTCCATCAGTAAATTCCATTCCAATCGAATTGAAAAAACTTTTCAAAGTCAAAGCATTAACATACTTGGCGCTCATTCCACTAGAGCCAAACAACTTATCGTCTCCCAAAACTTTATCCTTAATCTTATGAAACTCCTCCTTCCTCGGGGTATCGCCATGCTTAGTACTTTCTCTATAATATGTACACGCCGTATAGGCGCGATTATACAAACTATTAAACAAGGCGGTAACCCATGATCCAGAGGGCATTGAATGAGTCGTCAACATCAATTTTCTGGAAACCAACACCCATGATCTCACTACGGCCTCTAGTATGGCCGCTAGTAATTCAGGGTGATTGCCTACATAGAAACTTTTCACTAGTTCGTTAACACCGTCCTGAATCTGTGCGGCTTGTCTTCCATCATATTGTCCTATATCACCGTCACCGGTACACTCCTCAGCTGCCATCTCCTCATACAAATCGTTCCACTCGCTATAAGGATTCATTCCTATCATTATCTGATTGAAATCTCTCGTCGTCACTATGTGCTTGAATAAATTACCCAAGCACTTTTTCAGTAATACCACAGATGTTAATTGCGATATCCTGAAAGCTCTAGGTTTGTCTACCTTATGTTGTGGTCGCGTCTCGTCCTTAAGTGTTTCGTAATACAAATGATCTTTATAATCAATTCTATCATTTAACACATCATCTTCGAGCCGTTTCATCAACTCTCGCATATATTCCGTTAATTGTCCATTGTCAAAATCTATATACTTTTCCTTATCCTCATCCAATCCATATCCGTTTACCGAATCCTTATTAAGGGGGGGCAAAACATCGTCCCCTCTTACTATTTGTTCCTCAGTCAAATCGCTAAATGGAACCATAAAATCTCTTAAACAGTTCATAGCGAAATCGACTTCTACTTGCGGTATAACAGGTATGGGTTTGAATGATTTTCTAGCCATTTCTTCTAAAGTTCTGTGTCCTTTAGCCTGCATATTAGCAGGAAACTTAGTTGGTACATCATATCCGCTCAGAGGTGATGGTATTATACTACTCTTTTTAGGTGGCGCATGAAACATATCTGTTTCATACATACTGCCACTAAAATCAGTTCCGTATACTTGCTTGATAGTCAAATCTGCAAGATTACCATCATTCTCAAAGACTTTACGAATATCCTTAACTATGTCTCCTATTAATATGGCATGACCCACTGCTCCATTTCCAGCTACGTGAATCCCAATTACTCCCAGCACGCTATCCACTATTAGTGAACCGCAAAATCCAGGAGCTGATAAGGGATAATTCGCGTAACCTTCAGCTGGTAACGTGTGTCTACCTCTTACTGTCACATATTCTGCCTGCGTTCTACCTATTGTAAAGGACGTACCTAATCGTCCTATACATCCTGCATTAACAAAATATGGATAAACTGCTACTTTTCCAACGTCTTCTATCTTAAAAAATTGCGTACTTTTCTTGAACGGACTAACCATAGTCTTAGGCAAAGTCAATATTGATATATCTTTTGCCTGATTAGTGTAAGTCTGCTCATAAGGTATATTATTATACATAATTACCTGGTTCTCGTAATCTTCCCATGTCCTGTATACATTCAGTATCTTCATCGTGTCATGATAACTATGACCAACCACTAATAAATGGTGGCCAGAAGTTAACGCTTGGCACAATTTCGACCCTACGTTTCCAGGTTTGTCGCATAAAAATTCTACCAGAACCATTCTATCCTTCACTGCTGTTGCTAACGTTGGTACGCCGATAGGGGTTTCTACTATTGTGGATTCCCCAATCGACATATTTAATCTTTTGTTGGTCCTAAATGATGTCTCTATTCCTTTTCGCCATTCATCTACAATGGACTTCGCCGTCGATATTTCTTCTTTGGCGAAGCCAGTGTAGGTATAATACACTAAGATCAAAGCACTCGTAGCTATCGCTATTAGTGCTGAGGTCTTAGGATTGTCCATTACAATTGTCTTTAACTCACGGAAACTAGTCTCAATATAATATAAAAACAGATTCAACGCATAACCGATAACATCAAGGGATTGTCCTTGTGCATCGCAAAATGAGTATTCCTCCATTATTCTATCTATATCTACCTCGTCACTGTGAGTTAATTGTGCACCTCCGTAAACATTCTGATAATGTTCACTAAGCGCATTTGCTATATACGTCTCCCAAGCTATGAGGCGATTACTATCCGCAGTTGAACACCGCGTAGGTAAATGCTTCATACTTGGTACATCGAAATTCTCCACGAATTTCTTCTCGTGTAAGTCATATCGCCTATATACTACGTCACCTCGTCGATTACCATCTACTCTGTCTACATTACTGTAATCCAAGACGTGGCATCTTCGCCATAACGCTTCCACATGCGATATGCAATCACTCTTCGATAGTCCTGTCATATTACGTAAATTATTAGTTGTAATGAGTATCATCTCGCTGTCAAAAAACTTCGTATCCTTCAAATCTGCTGCTGCACAATCTAATGGGCATTTGATTATAGAAACGAAATTAATTATTATTCTCCAGCAAGATAATCCCATTTGTCCTAAATCATCTATCACAAAAAGCTCTTCGTTATTATACGAATCATAGAAATCCTTTCCTGCCTCAAGCGGTTTAACCGCGTGAGTGTACACGGACTTCTTAGTCATTTTAGCCACTTTTGACATGTCTATTGACTTCATCGTTCCAGGGGGTCCTTCAAAAACCAAACACGCAGGTTCCTTGCGCGTACAGCTTTCATAGGCCACCATAGATCTAACTACTCTCTTGAAATCATTGTAAGCTCCTTCGCCTACTGCATCTTTCCTAAAATAATCTAACAGGATACTATCTCTCTTCAACGTCTCTTGCATATTCCTGACACTCTCGCGCCAAGTCACACTCTCCATAACACGTTTGTTTTTGTTCCAAAGCCACACAATAGCGTTCATCGCATCTAAAGTTTGCTTCTTCTTCCCAAATCCAAACATGTTCTCAAAAATCCTAACTATACACTCTGGTACATTCGGTATCATTTTCACGCATTTCAGAATAAATTCCGAAACACACGTAACTAAATCAACTAACATACCAGGTGTATCTAACAATCTCTTTCCAGTAAACAAATTGATCCTCTTAAGGATATCGATCATATCAGCGGGCATCAACAAACTAGCTGCTGCCATCATAATAGGTTCGATCGACTCCCCTACAATTAAAGATCTACCACGAATGTATATAGAATACACTCGAAGCAATTGACCTAACAAGTATAGGGGGGTCCAATTTGCATATACTGGTGTCATCATCGTCATCATCAAAGAAGATAAATCCAATAGAAGCGAATTCATATTGACAGTGCCTACTGCTTGTGCTACACGTACCGTAGATCGGTACATACTCCACAAGTTATCACACACCGTTCTCAACAATTCAAACGCTTCACCTAGACTTATCTTATTTAATTCTTCCTTAACTTCTTTCCTAGTCCTTCTGGCTGTCCTTACGGCAACCATACCTAATCGTGTCCTTATCACATACGAATCTTTATTATACCATTGACTCCAATACTTACGATCTACTTTATACAGGCGTCTTTGATCCGCCTCATAAAATAGAAAGCCATCATCTGTTTTCATAATGTTCTTATACGTAATTCCTATATTAGATTTATTGTAACTCATTCTGATTGTGCTACTCAGTCGAAACCTTTCGCAAGTGTGTATTTTATTATGTATAACGTTCTGTAACATGGTGCGCCTAATTCCGGTTCTACCGTATACTAAGCCTACATGCCATACTAGCATCAAGTCTAGACTCACTTTCTAAGTCTCCTTGGCGGATAAATCTATACACTATTAAAAACCGCGTTTTATTTTCGGTAGCTTTCGCCCCGGGAGTTATTGAGTAAAGCATTACCTCTCTAATTCAGAGCGTTTCAGGTAATGTTTTCTCGAGTGTTTCACCATCACTCGCATGTACTACATATATATAAATATTAATTAAAACTAAATAAATAAAACAAATAAGCACGTTGTTTTCGTACAACGCACAAAACGGAAAATTTAAAACCTACAGCAAT